AACTTTTCATCTTTTCCGATTTTGACCGTGAAACCTCCTCGTTGTTGGTTATATTGAGCTAGATTTGTTATAAACATTTTGGACTCTTCATCAATACCCTGTATTCTGAAATCTTTGGCGATCATGTTTAATTTTTGTTGGGAAACTGACATCTTCACCAACTCATCATAAGCAATCCCCGTTTCGTTAGCAATTTCTCTCAAATCTCTTTTTGCGTTGGGAAATACCTTAAAAGATTTGGTTTTTTCATCGAAATACGTCATCGATGATGTCATTTTCACGACTTGATTCTGTAATTCTTCAACATCTTCCGATGCTAAGTACATTAGTCTGAATGGATCTGCCAAATCACCAACCGCAACACCCAATCTCTGAAACGCGGAAACAGCATTTATTGCACCTTCCGGACTAAACACCTTTTCCGCAAACGTAAAGATTCTAGTCATGTCAGTTCTCATCATAGCCGCCTTCGCTGCCATGCTTGCCAAACCTGCAGTTCCTTTTTCAAAACCGTATTCATTTAGAGACCCTAGATTCTTTTGAACTATGTCAAATACCGCATTTGTATTTACTCCAATAGATCGTGCAATATTTACCGTTTCCTGTAATGTATCCCGTATTAGACCAACTTGAACACCAGCGTCTTGGAATTGTCCGACCATTTCACCGACATTTTTACTACTTACCCCTACCGCTTGGCCAGCAGCATATAAATCCTGAACTGTTTCTCCTAAAGTAATGACGTTGGTGTTTAGGGCTTGAGCAATTGATAACTCAATATCCAAAACATCCTGTAAATCACCACCCAAACCTGAAATACCAGGTGTGGCCACAGCTATTTCCTCTCGTAGTCCTACAATAGCTTTTTGAGTTTGCCCAATTTCTCCAGCAAATTTTGCGTTGAATGTTGTAAAATCTCTTTCTAATTCTACTGTACGTGCACTCAGAGTCGAGAAAGCATCCTCTATTCCTTGTCTTAGTTTCGTAACTACTTGAGCAATTTGCCCCGGATTTTGATTCGGATTTGGATTTGGATTCGGATTGGGTGCTTGCATAAGATCTTATCTGATTCTAATAAATAGAATCATCGATCTTTTTTATTTGTATCCAATACTTTGTCGATCAAATATCTTCTAGCATATGTGGGTATTTTGTGGTATTCGGTCCAAGAAATACCCAACTGTCTTGATAAGACGAAGAACTCGTCTAATTGGTATTTGGAATAATCAGAAGAAAACGCGAAAAAATTCAGCCCCGAAAGTGACATCGACGGTCACTTTTTCTCCTGACGGGGCTAAAACAGACCTTCTCAGATCCAATCTTGGTTCATTAACATCCAAGAAATTTCTAATAAATTTAGAATCCATAATGGGTAAACCATCAACAAACTTAGCAATTGTGCCAGGTGTTTCATCACCATTTATTGACACAATTTGTTTTTGTAATTTCCATGTTACTTTTGGAGCAACTCTACCAACAGGATAGGATTCAGCCTGTTTGTTGATATCCATAATTTCTTTGTAAGTAAGAGGACGGATTTTTACAGAAGTACCTGATTTGGGTAATTGGACCGAAAAAGTACCATCTTCTTCAGGTTCTACTTCACCCCTTTTGATGTCCAATTCATCCAATTGGATTTCACTACCAAATCTTTTTCCAGTTTCGGGATCCGTGACTTGGATCTTATATTCCGATCCAAACGAGGTATTTCTCAAAAAGATAAGAATCGCCTCGATGTCACCGTTCATCATATCATCAGGACGAAGGTCCGGTTCATATACCTTCGATCTAAGAAGTGCCATAACCATATCTTCTGCCTTTGCCGCCATAATGATGTTTTCATCCGCAGCGGTTAGGTATCCGACTTTTACACTCTTCTTTTTATTCTTATAAAATTTTCCTTCAGACGGAAGTTTCACCACATCGTGTGGAAGTGAAAAATCTTGTTGTCCGTATATTTTTACATCATTTTCCATAAAAAAAAACACAGGGAATTTGTCCCTGTGTTAATTATACCATGAGTTGCTTATTAATCAACAATAAAAAGTAAACGCCTTAGTAAACTAAGATACAACGGTCCATTTGGAGTGTCGCGTCCAATGTAGCCAATGAGTCCTGAGAGTAGTTAGCTTCAGACCAAGCTGTCTTTGTGATCATTGTACCTTCCAAAATCCATTTTTCCACAACAACTCCTGTTGGGTCCAACATTTCGAGGTCAACGTTTTTCTTATATCCCGCAGCGTAACCCATACGACCAGTTACTGATTCAGCGTGTAGACGAACCCACTCCATAAGAGCCTGAGTTGCCGATGGACCGATTGGGTCACGGAATTTTACATTTATAGAATTCCATTTGAATCTACCTGCAACAAATGTGGAGGTGTTCAAAAAGGGAATTTCAACAGGGTTGATGTCAATACTTGGACGACCCGTTGATTCAACGAACCACTCATTTATACCCAACGTAGAATCGAAACGTAGGATAAATCTATTGGTTCTTTTTGGTTCATAAGGAACCGGCATTTTCATTAATAAGTCTGCCATGGTATGTTACTTTTTTTTGTTTTTTTTATTTTTGTTTATTATAAATACTGCCGTTTAAAATTTTTGTCTTGACTTTGTTTTTCGAAAATTTATTATCTCTAATATCTAGTCTTAACACCACCAGCAGTAGAATAGGTCTTAAGAACTGGTTCATCTTCAAATTCCTTCTTCATAACTTCAACATTTCTTATATCATCATCTGAAAATCCTATTTGAGGTACAAATCTATTCTTTACATCATCTTTTAAGAATACATTTTGTCCTAGTTCTTTTGCTTGTCCTTTTACATATGAAATAAATTCTTTCATTGCTTGAACTTTAAGATCTTCAGGAGAAGATGCAGAACCCTGACCGAATGTTACAGGATAAAACTTTAGAAGGTCCATATATTCACGGATTAAATCTTTTTTCCCTTTTTTTTCGTCACCCACGAAGTCACGGAATTTTTTTAGATTCTTGATGAGTAAGTCTTTATTAAGACCCATATGATCTGACACAATCATATTATAAACAACTTCTTTTAGAGTGTTAGGGTTATGACCTCTTGCGGTGATAATTGAAAATATTGACCCATTATTGACAGCCTCCACAAAGTCAGCCCAAGCAGGACCTGGTTTGGCCTTCATACTGTCAATCAAAAACTGTTTGTCTCCCTTTGTTGTGAAGTTTCTGAAGGGATCGGATGCAAAACCAGTAATGGTATGTCCTTCATAATTGAAGGGTTCCTTACCTATCTTTACACGGTATTCCGCAAAATCTTCAGTCGACATACCAACTTCTTTACCATCCTCAGATTGAACGATTATTTTGGTTGGCATAAACATCAAATTGTCATCCCAATCAAACGCATAGTATTTGAGAGTTGGTAAACCCAAATCATCAAATCCTTCTTTTACTACGTTACTCATAAATTATTATAAAGGCTAAAGGTGGGGATTTCTCCCCACCATTTTTTTTAGATATTCTCAAATGAAGCACCTGTTGGAGTGATCAAGAATTCAATATCGATGAATTCAAGAGCTTTCGTTGGTTTTAAGTAGATCTTACCTGTCATAGTATTTCTATCTAAGTCAGCTGGATCATTAGAAACTGTCACACGGAAATCGTATAGACCACGATCTCTTCTGATTGCGTCAAGGATAGGATTTACTGAGTCAAGGAAGTCTTGTCTAACTTTAGCGTCATTTTGTTCGAACAACAATCTTACCGCCACCGCTGAAATCAACTTACGAGCCTGTAGTAACAATCTTCTTACGTTGATTCTGTTAAGAGCAGTGTCAGCAATTTGAAGAGTTTTATTACCCCAAATAACAGTACCAACATCAGAGAAGGTTGCAATTGGGTTTATACGACCTTGGTAAAGTGTATCTCTTTGGTCTTGTGTTAGTTTGATACGAGCCTTCACAGCATTTACCAAACCTCTTGTGTAACCCGCAGTTGCGAACCATGGGAAAGATATATTATCTGTAAGAGCCAAGTTTCTACAAACCTCATTTGTTGGTGGAATGTAGATTTGAGTATTATTTACCGTATCTCTTACCAAAATCCATGGGTAGTAAGTTGCTGTGTAGTTAGAATCAATACCAGTATTATTCAAATTATCCACCGCTTCAGTTGGAGGTGTGATGTTATCGGTATTAGTTGGTAACAATACATTACAATCAGGAGTTGTCACGATGTAAAGTGAGTCAGCTCTTTGGTAAGTTACCATATCGATAGCTTGTTCAACCAAGTTTGAGTTAGTCAAGTAGTCAATACCTGGAGTTGCAAATACGTTAATATTTACCGCCTCAGGGTTGTTGAATGTAGCAATACCCAATAGATAAGCGTAATAATCAGATGTTGAGAACTCAGAGAATCCGCCTTGTGCTATCAACTTGAACGCTCCCCAACCGTTAGCGAGTGGGTAACGAGTAGATTGACAAGCTCCTCTTTGCCATAAAGAACCACCAATTTGGTATCTATCGTCATTTGTTCTGTATTCACGATAGATATCCCATCCATCAAAACCACCCTGTACCAAGAAAGCAAATTTACGAGCTTGGATAGTGTAGTAAGGATTTGCCGGATCTGTTGGATCTGATTGGAAAGATGCATCACCACAATCAAACGCTGGTGTACCAGCAGTAGGACCTGAAGTAATAGTAACAACCGTCGCACCCGAGTCCATGTGGAATCCTTTGGTAACATAATTCCATGGAAGAGAATCAACATTACACAAATTGGTTGGTGCTTGTCTACCTTTGTATTGGAAGAAATCAGGGTCATACCCTATTTGTGAAGATATACCTAAGAAAGTACGTCTTACATTATCACCTGGAGATACAATTTGGTTTGGACCAAAAGGAATATTGAAAGGTGGATTACCAACCACTTCACCAGGAAAGTCATACGCAGTTTTGTAAACAGGGAACGGAGGTTGAGCGGAAGCGTAAGAACGAATAACATATCCTTCAAATCCACATGGAAGTGAATCAAAATCTGCTTTATTATTCAATTCCAACATTACATACTTGGAAAGAAGTGCATATTCTCCATCTGAAGTACCGATTTTTACACCGATGTAACTATTACTTGTTGGGTCCATAGTACATTGGGTAAATTTCTCCAAATAAACAGGGTTCGAATCAGTATCAAAGAAACTTCTGATTCCTACGTCAAAGGAAGAGTTATTGAAAGAAATGTTCTCAATTGTAATTTTGATCTGAGCGTTTGCGCCATTACCATCAGCAATTGTTATAAATCTGAACAATTTATCAACTGTTGTTCCTTCCAGTTCAGAAACCACCCAAGGTGATTCTGCATCTTGATATTTTTCAACGTAGTTAGCGATTGTTGCGGTATTCGGACTATATCTCAATCCAGGTAAAGCTAAAGGAGTACATTGTAAACCGCGAATATATCCTTGGTTGTAACCATAGTTTACCATGTTTTGGAATTGCTCTTCAATAAATAAAGGAACCTCATTTCTTGGTTTACCGAAGTTAGAGACTCCGAATACTTTGGTAATATAGTTTGGATCACCAGAATTTATAGAAGTCGCAAATGCGAAGTCAGTTCCATCTGCGGTTACACCTGATAAGTTAAATGTTGCGTATGGATTGAATGTTATACCCGAGTAGATACCTGAACAATCGATAATAACATCGGTTGTACCTGTGACGGTATAAGAAGGTCCGTGTTGGTTATTTCCATAGAGTGAAATACCACGAGATCTCCAAGTAGCCACTACCAAGTTACCCCATCCATCATAAGCAGTACCTGCATAGTTGAATACAGTACCTGATACCGTACCTGAGAAACATCCTGATGGACCAAAAGAACTCAATTGGGTTACAACACCAAAGAATGAATAACCGGAATAACCAGTTGTACCAGTCAAATCAAAATTGGAGTAGTACCAAGAATCATCATTGGGTGATGTGTAGTCAGCGGTAGATTCAGAAAGACCTGATACGCCGAATATGTTAGTCGATGCTGTATAAGTTGGTGACAACGCATTGAAGTTTGCGTCAGGAATAGTACCGAAGTATGCTGCGGTGTATCCTGAAGACACAGGTAAATCAACAATCCCCTGAAGGAAGTCTGAAATGTCTTCACCGATTGAACTTTCTCCACCATTTAACATTGGGTAAGGACTATTCAAATTACCCAAGATTTGGGGTGCGAATGAACCACTAGTAAATGTTACACCTGTTCCATCTGTACAACCTGTAAAACCTACTGAGAAAGAAGTTGAAACTCCATTCAAAGCAACGGTTGAAGAGTCAACGTTAGCGACAGTCAATAGTGACCAAGAAGGACCCGCGTCATAACCTGAAAGACCAAGGACACGAGTGACAAACAATTGGTTGGATTGTTGAAGGTAAGATTTAGCGATGTACGCCAATTCATATTTAGGAATTTGTGTGTTTTCAAATTTTTCAGGAAGAGTTCCACCGAAGAAAGATTCGAACTCATCGTAATTTGTTATAAAGATTGGCTCAAATGCGGGACCGATTTGTGTTTCACCAACCAATCCCAAAGTTGTGACACCCACACTTTGAGCTACAAAACTCAAATCTCTTTCAGAAGTATAGACTCCAGGAGATACGAATATTTTATTTGATACTGCCATTTTTTTTAAGGTTCAATAAAATTTATTTTTATTACATAAATATTCGGCAAAAACACAAAAACTTTACTTATTCTTTTCTATTTATAAAATGGGTAGATTTAATTCTACCTTTTTTCTCACTATGAAAAAAGAAATCAAAAATTTAAAGATATCCCCCGAGACGCATTCTGTCCTGAAAAAATACTGTGACAAAAATGGTTTGAAAATGTATAAGTTCTTAGAGAACCTTATTTTAGAGAAATGTCAAGGTAAAAAAGACATTTACGGAGAATCATACTAACTTGACTCCGTAGATAATTTTTGAAGGTTGGGTGACATCCGTCTGTGTAATATCCACCCTAAGGATCTCATTGGTATTAACCTGAATCAGATTTACATCCGTCCCGTAGAAATCGTTATTTATATAAACATCATAACTTGATATGTTATCGGTTTGATCGATAGAGAAATCCCCAGTATAATCTACGACAATAGATTTAGATGTTGTTCCCGCAGAATATATCATTGCAGTTTCAAATGTGTCAGGATTTTCAGGAAAAGATTTTTTGTTACCTTGTCTGACATTGTTTACCAACTCGTATGTGTTGAAAATTCTTGAAACTGCAGGTGCGACCTCAAACTCGTCTTCATCCAACAAAAACGCCAACATGGTAAATTCATAATTCTGAATATAAAATCTACGTCTTCCAACATCAACCACCGACTCATCGGTAATACTATTCATTATAATCGGAATATAATGTCCGTTAATTTGTCGATAGGCTTGACGTGATGCAAAAGTCTGAATTACATTTTTATTAAATTCGTTCAACTCTCTCATACGATTACTCAAGATTTTTACGTTGTATGTAATATCCACAGGAACTGGTTGTGGAATCTTATAGATATCCAAACCCTTTACATTACCATTCCATGAAGGAACTGCCGCGTAAAAATATTCTTTACGATTCGGTATATTATAAATAATTGCAGGATTAGTGCCATATTTTACATCAGGATTTCTAACTGTAGTAATAAATGGTAATTGGGGATTTCCATTCAAATCCTGAAAATCCCAAGTCTCTGTAAATTGAGCCCAGTTCTGAGTTGTAATAATTAAATCTACTGGTTGGATCACAGATCCCTCCACCACTGTCCTTAGATCTTCTTTTACAAAATCCAAAAAACCCCTATCCAAATCAGCATGTAACAGACTCTTTGGGAGATATGTTCCATCTTCTTTGATGTAATCTAACAACTGTTCTCTCCTCTGAAAAAGAATCTTTTCAGGGGTAAGATTGATGTTGGGGATTATTTGTTTTTTTGGAAGTGCCATTATAGACCTCTAAATTCATTTTCACTAACAGGAGTCGCCGTGTATGAGAAGTAGAATTTCTTATAGCCTCCGTAGGTGTGTTTATTGTCGTAGTTTGGAGAACCCGCATCAACGATTGAGTAGTACCTAACTTGATCTTCTGTTATCCAATAACCGATATAGTCACCAAGTTGTATGTTGACCTCCAAATCCTCAAGTTCTTTTTGATATACACTAAACTTCAAGACACCAGGTTCGTTTTGAATCACCTTACTGTTACCCAAGAATTGTTCTGTTGCCTCTTCAATCCTAACATAGGCATTTATAGAAATAGGTGGAAGAAACTGAATTCCGTCTTTTACCGCTTCACCATACACATCATCGTTTACAGTTTTTGTTCTGTCCACCCTATATAATATTATTTGGAAATTCATATCCCCATCGAGCCATTCTCGACCCATAGATATATCCAAACCGAAATCTTCACTACCGAAGAACTTACCTAATCTTGTAATTGGAACGAGTTTCTGCATCATATTACTTGATAAATATATCAATAAACATTATCTTTTTCTGTATTGGAAGAACAGTTAAACATATCGGCCGTAGGTGTTTTGGAGCGTAAAGCGTTGGAACTGTTGGAGAATTACGATGGTGCCAACAATTATATCTTGCGATTAAAAACCAAAATGTTGGACAATCCCAAGTTCTATCCAACACGGGCTCAATCAGAATACATCATCAACTTCCACTCAAGGGTACCAAAAATTGCCAAAAAGTGGGTGGATTTAGATCCGTACTTTGCTCAGAAAATTGCGGATGACAAATTATTCACGACAATTCCACAACAAATTTATATCGAAAAATTATTGGTTGAAAAGGATACCTCATATCATATTTGGGGAAAGTTTTTTGAAAAAGATTTTGTTCACGACTTTTGGTTACCCAAAGTTGCCCTTATCAGAGACAATACGATAAAGAATGTGGAAATTGATTATTCGAAATATTCGCATCGCCCACCACTTGATCACCAAAAAGAGGCAATCCAAAAATTGTGTGAAAACAAAAAAATGATTTTAGCCGATGACATGGGTCTTGGAAAGACAACTTCCACCATTATTGCCGCTTTGGAAACAGGTGCCAAGAAAATTATGATTATCTGTCCCGCATCTTTGAAGATCAACTGGCAAAGAGAAATCGAAAACTACACTGATCGACCAACTTCTATAATCGAAGGAAAGAAATGGGAAGATGCCGACTTTGTGATTATAAACTACGACATTATAAAAAACTTTCACGATGAGAAAAATACAAAGGAATCTATTATTCTTAATTCTGGCTTTGACTTGGTGGTTATTGATGAGGCACACTATATTCAAAACAAACAAGCTCAAAGAACCAAACTTATAAACGACTTCGCATCCAAGACAAATCGTCTGTGGTTACTAACGGGTACCCCCATTACAAGTCGCCCTATCAACTACTACAATCTTCTTAACCTTATTGACTCACCTGTTGCAGTCAATTGGATGGCTTATGTGAAAAGATACTGTAATGGATTTCAATTCAGAGCAGGAAAAAGAAAAGTGTGGAACGTAAGTGGTGCATCCAACTTAGAGGAACTCCGAGATAGAACCAAACCACAAGTTCTACGTCGTCTCAAAGAAAACGTTCTTGATCTACCCGATAAAATCATCACACCAGTATACCTAAGACTTCGCTCACGACAATATGAGGAACTAATGGGTGACTATTACGATTGGTACGATAAAAGTGGTGACGCGGGTTCCCTTACCCTTCAGTTCACCAAACTAACTCAAGTTCGGCAGTGTATCGCCCAAGAAAAGGTATCATCCACAATAGAAATCTGTGAGAACATCATCGAACAGGATAAAAAAGTTATTGTCTTTACCAACTTCACCAAAACTTTGGAGATGATCTTGGAACATTTTGGAAAAAAAGCGGTTAGACTTGATGGTTCGATGAACCAAAGAGAACGTCAAGAATCGGTTGACAAATTCCAAAATGATGATTCGGTAAAAGTGTTTGTCGGAAACATAAAAGCGGCAGGTACCGGTATCACCCTTACCTCAGGAGAAGCCGTTGTTATGAACGACCTATCGTTTCTACCGTCAGACCATTCACAAGCAGAAGACAGAGCATACCGATACGGACAAAAAAATAATGTATTGGTTTATTACCCCATTTTTGACAATACAATTGAAGGGATTATTTACGATATCTTACGTAAGAAAAAGGATATTTTTGAAACCGTAATGGGGGACAAAGAATCATCTGGAGACTACGTTGAAGAAATTCTCAAGTCAATTAATAGTAGAAGATAACAAGTTGGGGGTATTTATAATCAATAAATGATTGTACCCAAGATATGAGAAATATAAAAAACAAAATACAATTACTGGAAGAACGTATCCGTCAAAACGAAGAACAACTTCACGAAGCCAAAAAAATCAGAGCAGAAAAATTACCTTACGGATACTCAGCCTTACGTCAGTTCATTGATCCAGAAACAATGAACATCCACTACAACAAACACTATAAAGGATATATTTCCAAACTCAATGACGCTTTGGAAGGAAAAAATTATGGTGACTTATCGTTGGAGGAAATAATCAAAACCATTGAACGTTTTTCAAAATCAGTACGTGACAACGCAGGTGGTGCTTATAACCATGCAATTTTTTGGAAAATGTTGTCTCCAACTGAGATGGAACCAAAAGAGGAAATTCTAAAGAAGATTAATTCAAGCTTTGGATCACTTTCAGCATTCAAAAAGAAATTTGAGGAATACGCCAAAAAAAGATTTGGTTCTGGTTGGGTATGGTTAGTTCTTACTAAAAGAGGAACCCTAAAAATTATGACAACCGCAAATCAAGACAATCCTTTGATGAATGTTGTAAAACAAGGTGGACATCCTTTGTTGGGACTTGATCTTTGGGAACACGCATATTACCTCAAATACAGGAACAAAAGGGATGAATATATCAAAAACTTTTGGAAAGTTGTTAATTGGGACTTTGTTGAAGAAGAACTAATGAGATTGACAAACAAAAATTTACAAGAGAGTGACTCGGTAAAAAAAATCTTAAAAGAACAAAGTAAAATGAATGCTTGTTCAGAGGAAGACAGGTCAAAAATTAGGTTCATGTTCAATAACAATCCTGAGGCTTTGGAGATGTATCAGAGTAAAATTAAAGTTTTTTTGTCGGAGGTCTTCAAGGACAAACACTATGAAAGAAATGAGTACGGACCAAATACAAGTAGTGGGGTATATGATTTAGAAAAACCTGGTAGATCAATAATCAATTATCTAAACACTAATTACAGTGCATTTTGTCCCTTACTTCGTGATTTAAATTTGGTTCTATCAAGAGCAAACATGGAACCTATTATTTTCACAGGAAAAAATAAAGAAGAACAAATCAACGAAATGGCTCGTATGCTAGGTTTTATAGATCAACTCAAATTTAGAGTTTTTGACATCAATTCAAAAACGTTTCAAAATCTTTTCAGAATTTTAAGTCAGACATCAGGTAAGGGTAATAAAACTGAAGATATCGTTGAGAAAAAATTTAAGGAAAAGTTTGGTACTGAAAATATTCAAAGAATTGGTGAGTTAGGTAGTAAAGAAGACATG